AATCGAAGTTGACCGACTCTTCAATCCCCTGAGGGACTTTGGTAGATTCGATTCCAATCGGGAAGCGATTACCTGAGAAGAGGATTTCAGTCAACTGGGCATAGCTGGCGTTAACCTTAGTCTTCGTGATCTTCATAAAGACCTGAGACTTTTCCGTAGCAGTAAAGGCGACATCTGGGCCGTAAGTACCACGGAAATTTCGGTAGCTTTCCAACATACGGGTCTCATCAGGCCGTCTAGCCGTCTGAGCATCGTAGTATTTTCCCATGATATGGTTAACCATAGGGCCGAAATTAAGGTTCTCGCGCTCTGTAGCTTCCTTGGATTTAGGCTCTTCTAGAGAGATTGTCTGGTCTTTTCCGACCATATTCGACTCGAAAGTCAGGTTCAGCCCTTGGGGCAGACCACCTGTGGGGGTTCCAAAGGCCATAATTTACCCTTCTAGTATCCTAATCGTGTGTCAGCGGGCCGATATGACATATAAGCCTTACCCGGAGTCGAATTCCAAGGGGAATTTGGTCTCGGACGAGTCATAATACCGTATCGGAGTGAATCGTAAGCATGATCGTCGGCATATTTGGGGTCAATATCGTCTTTTCCGTCAGGAGAGACCGGCATGACTTGCATTGCAGCGATAATCTTACGACAAGTGTTGAAAAAGACCAATCCCGGCATCTCTGTCAGCGGATCGATCCGTAAAAGTTGGTGTAACTGGTTCTTCCCAGCCGTCCTTGAGTTCGGTCCCTTGTCCGCAGGGCGGAATCTGGCACCGGTACGTATGATTTCTTCAGCAATACTAGGCCCTGAGGACCCTTTTTGCTCCCAAACGGCAGAGTCGAGGACTCCGTAGGAGATTTTCTCGTCACCTTCAAGCTCCAGAATCATTCGTCCGAGTTCGGAGCCGGTCTGTTGGTTGACGTATAGTTCTCTGTAGACAAATACGGTATTGTTTGGGTCAACAGCATACCAATGAACGGCGCTAGCTGATCGAGCGGAATATCCAAAGTCACACGAGCGGAATCTACGCCACTCGGCTGGAATTTGGAAGGGTTCGACGGTGTGGATATGGTCCCTAAACTCGGGGAACGCAGCCCCTGCCACGATTGACCAATCGCCGTCAAGGAGTTGTCGTCGTAGATGTTCGGGCAGTGATAAGAGATTTGCTTTATAGTTATGGTCAAGAGAGGGGTTATCCTTCAATGAGGCTGGAATAAACTTTCGATAGAACAAAGGCTTACCCCAACGCTTCTCCGGGAAGTCTGGATCGCCATCGGGAACCAGAATCGGCTCACCCTTTTCGTTAAGGGCACCGAATGTCGTCATCGGGGGAGCAGGATCGATAAACATTTCCTTGACCCAACCATGTCCGGGGCCACCGGGGTTAGTCGTCGCACGCATACTTAGATGCGGGATGAGACTCGGGTCTGCAGTACGTAGACGAGAGCGCATGTAGTTCCATGCAACCGGTGTCGCATACTGTGTAAGCTCGTCAAAACCTACCCAGCAGAAAGCCTGACCCTGATAGCGTAGGACATCTTCGTCCCGTTCAAGGTAAGTCATCCACATATTCGCCCCGGAAGGGAATGTCCATGCAGATTTCTTTTCACTCCACCGTGCACCCTCATATGCCTGAGGGTAAAGCTGTTGTGTATTCCTTATGAGTTCGCGTAGCTCGTCGTTCGTACGGCGTAGGAGAATCCCGTTAAAGTTAGGATTGTCGAAGTATCGCATCGGATCGGCTACAATAGCGAAGGACTTGCCTCCACCAGCGGAACCACCATATAGTACCTCTTGCTCCCAAGCAGCTAGAAACTCAGCCTGAGGACCGGGGTGAGGCTTAAAGAATACCTCTTGGTCTTCACCGACTTCAATAGCATCCCAATCAAAACCATCTGTAGGGGCTGAAACCAATAGAGGGGACTTATCCTCTTTGACTACACCCTTAATCTGATCGATTTCGTCTAGGCGCTTATTGATACGTTTCTCTGCAGCCTTGATACGAATCTTGTCTGCTTGTACCTTCTTGCGCCGGATGTACTCAGCCCGCTCAGCCATAGTCTTGCCGAGAATCTTCGGCGGGGTACGCTTGCGGAGGAAGTTAGGCCGAAGCCGCTTCCGTATGATAACCAATCCTGCGTGGGTCGGGGCACCGTCAATCTTCTGAGAAAGCCAGTCGGCTACCTCTCGGAGGCTGATGCCCGCGTCAAGCTGATCCAATGCCTCGTCTATCAAGAAGACTTTTGAATGATCAGGAACCCAGAATATACCATCTTCTCTTACGTCCCGAAGGTAGCCAATAGGGAGTCGCCTGCTACGTGCAGGGACTACAGGCCAGTCGTTCAGGACTTCTTCTTCGGAACGCTTCATCTTCTCTTTCTAAATTTGGACACCGATAACGCACTAGGCGCTGCCATTAAGTGACTCAGGCGCAACATCACACCCCCGGAGGGGCGGGCATTTGGACTACCAGCAGGAAGGCCGAACTGAACTCAATCAGCGTAAGGCAAGGACTGTACTGGTAGAAGCTTACCTAGCGAGCTTGTTAGTCGCCCGGTTTGCCTTGTTGATCATGTCTTTCCCGAGGTCCTTCAGACCAGCGAGACTGCGATAATTGTAAGTAATATCGCCCTGAACCATCTCACCCGTCTTCTTGGGGAGCTTGGTGTTTTCGAGCTTAGGAGCTTTTGCGATGTTCATTTCTTCTTCCTCGCAACACGATCTGTCTTACCAACCGGAGTACCAAGCTTAGCTTTCGGGAACGCAGCCTTGAGCTTGTTCGTCTCGGACATAGCATTGTTATCGGGTATCGCGCCACCCATACGGGCCGCAAGGCCCTTCGCCGGGAGGCGATCAGATTTGGGTGACGCTTTCATACCACCCACATTGCCCTTGAGAGCAGGCATCGATTTGCTGTACATCTCACCGCCCGTAGCACGGCTCGGAGGAATCGGACCCTTCTCAGGGGTCTTAGCAAACTTCTTAGCCGGGGCTTTCGCTTTAGCTTCTTCCTTCAGCTTCGTATTATACGACTTGCCACCGAACTTAAATTCTTTCTTGCCTGACTTACGAGCCGAGGCGAATGCATCACTAAAGGCTGACATCTACGTTATCCGCTGTATTGGGGAAAGTTACTTTCCGAGGTTGAGGTTCATAGCCAAGGATATATCCCTTGGCATCACGGATGACGACCATAATGTAGTCAATCATATCCTGTGGGACTACTGCGTACATTATCTGGCTCCCGGAGCTTTGAATGGAGTAGGATTAAGGAATGGGGCCTTGCCAGCGGTAGGCATAGCAGGCATTCCACGGTTGAGGCCAGCCTGACCCTGCATCATCGACTGCTGAGCAGCACGGGGAGCGGCGGGTTTGGCGAGAGCCTGAGACTGCTTGACAGCAGGGGCTTTAGGCTGAGGCTTACGAGCCATCTGCGGAGCCGGGGGCTTAGCGCCCGTAGCGGTAGGACGCTTGACTGCCGGAAGCGGAGCGACTGGGCGCTGCTGCTGGGCCTGAGAACGCTGCATCTGGCTCTGAAGGCCATTAGCAATCTGGCCCATCTTCTGCTGGGCACCACCGAGAGGAGACATCATTTTATTCTGTCCTGCGAGCGACTGCTGATCAAAGCGAGTCTGTTGTGGGGTAGGCCCAGCCGGAACTGGAGGTTGCATCTGCATAGTCTTCATTGGGGTTGGGGAACCTAATCCCCTCTGGAGTACTGCCATAGTTAGCTCCTTGGAAGGGCTGGACCGGGGTTGCCGGTCGTGGGGAGGTTCCGAGCTACCGTCTCTTGGTAGGCCAGCGGAATCGGTTGGGTGGGGGCCTTGACTCGCTCCCCAGTCCACGAGGACTTGGTAGCTTCTATGTCTTGTGTTACATCGCCTACGGTCGCTAGGATGGGAGTAAATCGCTTTTCATCGTTGTAGCGCGTAGGTGGGGAACCAATAGGTTGTCCGATGTAGTCTGTCATTTGGCGGGCCGCCGAGTCGGTCGAGGGGCTTTCTCGGGAGTCGAATCGAACTTACTCTTTTCCTTACCCGGAAGCTTACCCTTCTTGATAGCTTCGTTCATCTGCTTCAGCATATCAGCGATCTTGTCAGATTTCATTTCTTCGACCTTAACCTTATCCCAGCCTTTGGCACGATCCATGCCACCGAGGACAATCTTCTCAGTCTCTTTCAACTTGACTCGATTCGCGGTCTGCTTACGGAGTTCTTCCTTAGATGGAACCCAGTCTCCTAGACCCTTCTTCTGAATACCCTGTTCGACCTTCTGGGCAGCTACGGGGGATTCCTTACGGCGATCCTGCAGCTTGCCACGCTTCATCAATTGCCCGGAGGCGTCATATACCTTCATAGCCTTATGTCCCGCAGTACCCCGAGTCGCAACCCGAACCAGTACCGTCATCGATGTTGAACTTACCGTGGCCTGCTTCGGCCCATTGGATTACTTGTTTGATGCCTGTAGCACCACGGAAGTGGTAGGGGCGGAACATAGTCCTAGGCTTGCCTGCCTTAGTATGCCCCATTTTATCTTCGATATCAGCTATCTCTCCGATACGCTCCGGGTCCTTAGCGAGGACTAGGAAGTCTTTTCGGTTAGCGTTGATGCAGGGATAACATTCCATGCTACGATGTTTGAGAGGGGTAAACCCAGCTTGGGCTAGGAGTTCATCTCTCATCTCGTCTGTATGATCGACTAATGGTGCCCACCTAGGTCGGCCCCCGTGAGCAGGGGATTCTTTTAGGAACTCTTCGAAGGTTCGCCTGTTAGGGCTTTCTGACCGTCGAACGCCAACGATACACGTAGTCTCTTTATTAGGGTCTACCTCAGCGAGGAATGCTTCAGCGGGGCCGATCTTGAGGATAGACGTACAGAACTGCATCCCTTGCCGGGGCCATGCCATACGATCCTTGACGAGCTGTTCCAGACCGATAGAGGAAGTCCTACGGGGGGTAAAACCCAATGAAGAGACCCACTCTTCAGCTTCGGTGACTCTCTCGTCCCACCACTTAGCAGACCAACCAGTATCGGAATATAGCACCGTGACATCCGGGAGGTTACGATTCTTAGCGTACTGTATGAGAGCAATACTATCGTTACCGTAACTGGCAAAGAGAACATAACTCACTCAGACTCTTCTTCTTGCTGAGGGGCTACCATCTTAGCTGGGAGGATAAACATCCCTCC